ATTGCTGGCATTATTCCAATACCATAAGACCGCAAAGAAATTAGTTAATGGGGCAATGTTGACCGTGAAAATGTTGGTTCCGGACTCCCGTGCTCCGTTGATGTTCGGGCCTGTAAAACCGTAGCTCACCCCCAATGGGACTGTCATCGGGTTCAGCATTAAATCGTAATTGGTGGGGTTGAACCGGCTATCAAAGCATCCAGCTGACACCACATTAGACGCGACACTTAATGCGTACTGATCATTCCAAGCTGTTGTAAGAAATGACTGTGCTTCAATGTCTGATACATGATTTGTATTGCAGTAAGTTCTGGCAAGAGTGTCATTATATATCGTTATTGCAGTATTTGTGCTGACGTAGTTATTCGTCGTCACCACACTCCCTGGCAGGCTGGCGATTGGGAGCGTGCCGGTTGCGGTGGAAACCGAGTAGTTGGTTGCGTTGACCAGATTCAATGCTGGTGATGCGCCATTAGTGACAAACGAAGGTAGATTGGTCGGGTTGATAATACCGACGATGTTTGGGCCGGACAGATTAGTCCCAGCGCCTAGATTCGATGGCTCGACGAGGTTAAATCCATTCGTCCACGTTGCTACTAAGTTTCCACCAGAATCACGAAGCTGTCGAGTAGTTGTATTAATTGCCTGAAAGCCACCAATGAAATCAAATCCAGTTAGTCCGTAAATCGTCTCACTAGCTGTCTGTGTAATGCCATTCGTAGCCGTAAAATTACCACTCACCAATAGTGTGTTGTTCACGGTTACATTATTACTAAAGGTTACAGGTCCAGTAGCATTATTACTAAGGATATTCTGAGGTATGGTAAATCCTAACACTGTGCTATTAGTCAGTGTTGCAGCCAAAGCCGGAGCATTGGTCTGGAATAGATTAGTACTTGAACCTGCTAAAACCCCATTAGTATCAGTAATAACAGCTACTGATATAATATTAGCCTGGATTGATACTAAACTAAATAATAGGATTGATGATGCTATGAATTTCTTAAACATAAATTAATTAGATACTACCCAAGCGAGTTGAGGAGGATTGTTGACACACTGTAAATTATAACTTAATCCAGTAGTGGTATTGCTATAAATAAACGATGAACCATTTGATGTACTAGATCCTACTACAGATAATGTTACTGGATTATATAGATTATCATGAGAGATCCAAATATATAGATAATTACCGGTTAAATTAAGATTAGTATTTGATTCAAAATCAAATAAGTTACTATTATAAGGATTAATAGTCTTTATAGTAGTAGACCCTGAATTACCGTCTACTACAACATTCTGCCTAATCGAACCAGCAATTAGACCAGAACTAGTTAAAGGTAGATTGGAACTTGTAATAAGATAATTGATACTTACTTCTGCACCTTGAGCTGGAGGATTAGTACCATTTACTAAAGTTACGGTAAAGGTAGGAGAAGTCCAGCCACCACCTACTTGAATAGCATTGGCATCATATTCATAGGTTGCAGCCAAAGTCTTGTTAGTTATTAGATTTGTACTCATAATTATACATTACCTGCATCTAATGTAGGTGTGGGTAAGGAGGTATTGCCTGTAGTTAGGGTATGCCATAGATTGGTTGTACTATTATGATATTGCATACCTTTTACCAAATCAAATCTAAAGTTACTACCTGAACCTGTAGTTGTGGTTCCATCATCAAAAGCTAGTTCGGCTGGATTACTTATACAAAGAAGCGTATGCCATTTAGTAGTAGAAGTATTGTAGAATTGAAAACCTAGATTGTCTATAAATCTCACATTAGAGAAGTTATTATTAAATAAGTTATTATTAAAAGCTGGTTGGGGGGTTGAGCCGTAATTCATTAATGTATACCAGGAAGTTGTAGGTATATGATATAATTGCCACCCTATATTCTCTTTAAACCTAACTCCAGTAACCCCTAATGTATAATTACCATATAAATCCCTGGTCATATTTAAACTACTGTTATTATATATATAATTAACGTAATTTAAACTTGTACCACTAACAATACCTCCAGCATCGGTTATGTCTGGAAAGAAGGAAGCTCCTGATACCGCTTGAGTAGAAACTGCAGTAATCAAACCTTTAGCATTAACTGTAATTACTGGAATGTGTTGTAAATCACCAAAAATACCTACATTAGAGTTTACTGTAGCTAAGGTAGTTAATACTGATCCTACTGAAGTTGTTATATCTCCGGTCAAGGCTGGCATTCTTAGCGTAGGCAATGTTCCGGATATAATAGCAGAGGCATCAAAAGTAGAAGTAGTAGCTGCTAATGTATTGATAGCAGATTCAATATCAGTAAGTGTTTTTGCTGTAACTACTAAACTAATTATATCCCCTACTAATATAGACCTTGGACTAGTTCCTTCCTGTGCTCTAGTTATTGCTGTAAATGTATCCCCACTAACAGCAGTAACTCTAAAGATTTCCGAGTTTAATAAGGTTGGGAAAATACCTGTAGGATATACTACTACATTAAATGGCGGGCTAGGAAATAAGGCTCCACCACCACTAGCTAGAGTTAAAGATGTTCCGGATAGGGCTGGACTAGGGGCACCTAATACTGAAGTACTAACCAGGTTCTTGTGAAGATCAAAAGTAAAAGCCATAAATTATGTTATGATTATCGTCTCGCCTATAAGTTTTCCATCATCTTCACCAGTATAACCTAAATGATACTCAGTATTAATTATTTTACCGTCACTTTGGATAGTTATAGTATTTCTTCTAAAGTGCTTCAATTTTATATAGTTAGGATTAGTATGGGTTGGTTTAAATATTATATGCTTTTTAAAATAAAATGTTAATGTAGCTAGGTCCAAACTAAACCAGTTTTCGTCATTATAGAGAGTAAATGTCTTAATTTCATCCAATTTAAGATCAGAATAACAGCTTTTAGTAGGATCTATAATAGAAATATCTTCCTCATTCTGTTCATAAGTAGACCCATCATTATAAACTACTTTGTATAAATATTTAAACTTCATTATAACTTACCTGGAGTATTACATTGTTTAAATCTCCAGCATTGGCATTGATGGCTACTTGTAATTGAGTTATAAAATATGTGCTATATAATGGAGTTCCTGAATTACCAGCTGCATTAGACTTACCATCAGCTCCAGCACCATCTACATTATTAGGAGCAGGACCTATTAACAGATTAACTGAACTACCTACACTACTTAAATCATTGGAGGTGATGGAGGTAGTTGCTGTAGTAGGTGTAATATAAAGTGGTCTATTACTAGTTTGAGTTATAGTTGGATTCGACATTAATTTCACTCCGGAAGGGAGGGTACCGGTTAAATGAGTAACTGATACATTTCCTATACTTGTAAATACTCCAGTAAATTTAAAATAATTATATACAGTATAGCTATTATTGCCTAGATTGAGGACAGCATTATAAGAACTATATGGAGTAGTAACATCATCTACAGCTTTCCAACTAATTGAGCTTATATTCTCTGTAATCAAGCCTGGTATAACACCATTCCTTTCACACAATGAGATAATAGCTGACATAACTATATAATACAATCAAGTTAATCTATATTCAAGGCAAACTTACTGATAGCTAAAAAAAGGTGTGCTTTGCAGCTATCACCTTAGGTAGATTAAAACAGAACATATCTGGGAGGGCTATAATTAAGTGGTCTAGCTTCATTCTTAGTCAACTTAATATCTGCCATTGTTGCTATATTATATAATATGTGAAGTTTCATAATTCTAATTCTAGCTTTCTATCATTAATATTGTATTCCTGTCTAATTTTAGCAATTTTATTCTTTTTCTTAGATTTAATAGGCTGTGGTTTATAGTTTTTCTTAAAGTCTAATTCTATTGACTGTTTGCAACCTTTACAACCTATACAATTATAACAAGCACTACAACGACTACAACTTCTACAACTATTACAATTAATACAATCACTACAATAACTACAATTAATACAACTACTACAATTACTACAACTACTACAATCTCTACAATTATAACAATTAGTTAAGGTAGGTGAATATGTAGTAGCTAGTTCTTCAGTTATCCAACTATTACCGTTTTCGTCATACCATCTATCAGCTCTTTTTGTTAGTTTCATGATTGTGTTACTGAAATATAACGTAAAGAACTACCATTTAAAGCATAAGCGTAATTAAGTATTCTAACTTCATCATCACTTAAATCAACTATGGTAAGGTCTTCAAAATTTAATGTTCCATTTATCTTATCAACCAATATATAAGTATCATCGATTGTATTTTTATTGTTTATTATCATAGTTCAATCTCCAATCTTCTATCATTAATATTGTATTCCTGTCTAATTTTAGCAATTTTATTCTTTTTCTTAGATTTAATAGGCTGTGGTTTATAGTTTTTCTTAAAGTCTAATTCTATTGACTGTTTGCAACCTTTACAAATACTACAACCACTACAACGACTACAACTAATACAATTTCTACAATTACTACAATCACTACAATTATAACAATTAATACAACTACTACAATTACTACAACTACTACAATAACTACAATTATAACAATCTCTACAACTACTACAATTACTACAACCTCTACAATCATAACAATTAGTTAAGGTAGGTGAGTATTGAGTAGCTGATTCTTCAGTTATCCAACTATTATTATTTTCGTCATACCATCTATTATTTCTTTTTGTTATTGTCATAAGTCTGGTTCCAACTTTCTATCATTAATGTCTAATTCTGGTCTTATCATAACTTCAGTCTTAATTTGAACTGGCTCTAGATGTGTTCCATTATCACATTTATAACATTTTTTACAATCACTACAATCATTACAACTACTACAATCACTACAAACACTACAAACACTACAATTAATACAACCTCCACAACTACTACAATCACTACAAACACTACAAACACTACAATTAATACAACCTCCACAAGTACTACAACCACTACAATTACTACAATCATCACAATAACTACAATCATCACAATTACTACAATCTCTACAATTAGTTAGGGTAGGTGAGTATTGAGTAGCTGCTTCTTCTGATAACCAGCTATTATTGTTTTCGTCATACCATCTATTGTTTATTTTTGTTATTGTCATAAGAAAGGGTCTAGATTTCTATCATTAATGTCTAAGATAGGTCGTTTTTCATTTGTTGTATCAATGCTAGGTTGCGCTGACCAATTTTTCTTATTTATAAAATTATAAAGTCCTTCACAATCACTACAATTAATACCATTACTACAATTATTACAATCATTACAACCACTACAATCCCAACAATCAATACAATCACTACAATTGTAGCAATCATTACAACCATCATGATTTATTAGTATTACTTTATAGTCATAAGTTTTCATACTACTTCTTAATTAAAGGTCACGCATAGTATCGAATTCAGTTATATCAGCCCGCATAGTTCCTGGTTCTTCAACTTCACTGATAACCGGCTCTGGAACCTTGAGTACAGTTCTAATTTCTCTAATAATATCTTCAAATATAGGACGATCCAGACCTAAGTGAATGTTATAAGCTACACTAGTTGCAAAAGCCATTCTAGTACCGGTAGTGTCATCGATATTCTCTAATTGATTTAAAACTGCCCAAAGAATGGCATCTTTAGGGTCAGAGACTAGGGCTGGTAATGGTGATATAGGCATAATATTAGTTTGTTGGTTTGTTGGTTTGGTTGTTTACTTTTTGGTTTTTGGTTTAATAGCATCCTGGAAATTCTTGAGTTCTTGCTGAGCTGTTTTTATGCTTCTGGTAGTTAGTTTAGCATAATGTTTCTTCTTCTTTTCAATATCTTTTGCTTTTCGGATCAATGCTGGAATAACACTACTATAATGTACAATCGACCTTTGTATTTTAATCAGACTATTATCAACTTCTATATATTCCGAACCAGGACTAAAATAGTGGTAATTATAGGTTAATCTATCAAACTCAAAATATAGAAGAGAACTTATTATTGGAATCTCTAAATAGATGTTAATGTCTCTACATTGACCTACTTTTAATTTATTGTTATTTTTTTGTTCTATCCCACCAAAAGTTAAATTAGAATAAGTATTATTAGTATTCCATATTTGAACCAATCTATTAACTAAATCTATATTAATTTTAACTATTGTACTATTATGGTCTTGGAAGCATTGTTCTAGGAAAGTCATATAAACAATATTTTAGGGTGTATTCTACATTTATTCAATTTAAGCTCAGCATAAATCTGTGTAGCTAATTCAAAATCATCTTTATCTATTACTTTATAATAAGTGGAATCTACTTTAGCAGCTAAATAGACTGTATCATTATTATCAAGTTCCACCTTCTTTAGTGATTCTTTACTCGAAATTCTAATATATACGGTTGATTCGTCCAATACCTTTGAAATATTTGTAGATCCACTAAATCCATCAAACAAATCTTTTATAATACTAAGTGGGACTAGCTCTTTGGTAGGTTTGGCTACGATGAGGAAATAATTCATATATTTATCATTTTTATATTAATACTTTGTTTAGTTGGTAAAATTTTAATCTTTTCTAGGAAGGAATTCATCATCCTTAAATTCATATCAGCTTCCATGAATACTGTTTCATTAGGTATGAAGTTTGTAAATTCTAGGTGATCTGGTTCAGTTATAATAGCTGTTTCTTCAGGTTTAAGCTTAAATTCTGAGGTTATAGTATTACCATTTACTATATTTTTAGCTATAACTATTGATATGTTTGGATTGTTCATAAGTCTGGTTCTAATAGTCTGTTAGTACAGTCTATAAATGGTCTAATTACCGGTTCATATTTCATGTTATTAGTCCAGTCATTACAACCACTACAACTACTACAATTATTACAATTAATACAATGATCACACCAACTACTACAACTATTACAACCACTACAATTATAACAAGTACTACAACCACTACAACTATTACAACCACTACAACTACTACAACTACTACAATCACTACAAACACTACAAACACTACAACTAATACAACCTCTACAAGTACTACAACCACTACAATTACTACAATCATCACAATAACTACAATCATCACAATTACTACAACCTCTACAATCTCTACAATTAGTTAGGGTAGGTGAGTATTGAGTAGCTGCTTCTTCTGATAACCAGCTATTATTGTTTTCGTCATACCATCTATTGTTTATTTTTGTTATTGTCATATATTAAGGGGAAGATAGTAACTATCCTCCCATCTTATTTTTAGCTATCAACACCTCTAGCCGCAACATAAAGTTGATTATCTTTATTTACGCTTAGCAATACCCATTTAGGTTTATCTGTATTCAGTATCATTCCAAATACTACTGGCATTTCATCGTCAATCATACTTTTAGCTTTGGTAACTAACTCTGCTGGAGCATTAGTCACACCATAATTCCAACCTTTACTAGTTATTTCTTCACAGATTTTATAAGTCATATTTTAGTATCATTAGTTGAAGTTGGATTAGTGATGAAACTTATCTGACTAGTACTTGTGACTTTATCCAGGGCATCAATAGAACAAGTAAACATGGCAACAGTATCGACACAACGCTTTTGTAGGACATTGGAAGAAGCTAAACTATAAGCATATGCAATACCACTACTAGTTTGCTGATAATTCAAACTTTGCCCTGGAGCTACACTATATTGTGAACTTTCTTGAATTGCATCCTGATTAGCACCTAGATAGATAAACTGCCAATTAAGACTTTGTTTATCCGCTATCCTTCTAGACAGATCATCCTTCTTAAACTTAGTACTGCTATTTTCCGCCCCATCAGTAATGACTAGAAAAATAATCCTACCAGGCCTGTCTTCTTCTTTAGTCACATTAATAAACTGTGTGCAATCATCAATAGCTTTACAAAATGCATCTATTAATGGAGTTCCACCTACAGGACTTATCTCTTGAATAGGAGTGATGTCGTTAATATTAACTTTATCGAAATGAACTACATAATTGAAATTAACATCAACAGGTTCTCCATGATTAGAATTATAGTTAGTAAACCAATTACTAGGATGACTAACACTACTAAAGAATACTACCGAAGTAGTACATTTAACATTATTACTACTATCACTTAAATCTTCTGCAAAACTAAGATTTCTATCCTGGCTTGGCAATACCTTCTGTTGATTCAAGAAGTTATTTATGCCATCTACGGTAGCTTGTCTAGTATTAAACATGCTACCACTATTGTCTACTAATACTACGATATGTGTATAATTTGTATTACTCATAAGTCTGGTTCTAAAAGTCTCTGGGCCGGGTCAAATTCTTCTCTTAAAGTTGATTCACGAACAATTTCTTGGGGTTCTAGGTTTATTTTATTTAAATAATTAGCGCAATGTATGCAACTTCTACAAGCATGACAAGCATAACAATCTCTGCAATTACTACAATCATAACAATTAATACACGCAATACAATCATTACACCAACTACAACGACTACAATCTCTACAATCTCTACACTCTCTACAATAACTACAATCTCTACAACTACTACAATTAGTTAGGGTAGGTGAGTATTGAGTAGCTTCTTCTTCAGTTATCCAACTATTATTGTTTTCATCAAAGTATCTATTATTTCTTTTAATTATTGTCATAGATTTGGATCTAAATTTCTATCTTCATCTGAATACATAGTTCTAGTAGTAGATTGCTCGTCTACTGGTCTTACTGTAGGTCTTAGAGAGGCTGTATAATTTGTAGGATCTTCATTTAATGATGGAACAACACTTCTAGTATCAACTACAATTTCAGATCCTCTAATTCCTTGTAGTACTCCTCCTACGCTAGCAGGAACTCCAACGACAGTATCTCTTCTCATAATATTGCTTACCTGCCTTATATATTCCATCTCTGTCCTTAAAGAATTAATCGAATTTGCTAATAATTCTATATTAGATCTTAGTTCACATACGTCTCTATAACGACTATCTAAATTACTTTTAAGTCCTTTTAATTCAGACTGGGCCGAAAATTGATGAGTAGGTAAACTACATACTTCATTACTCTTACCTATGTAAATTATATGCTTACCTACATAAGTTATATCAGCGCCTTTAGTTTCAGGTTTAATACTGTTGAATAACCAATTAATGAATTTAGCTTTGAGTTTGTTTAACATAAATTATGAATTTACCCCCAACCCTCCAGCCCCTTTAGATTTAAGCTTAATATTTGATATTTTAAGCCTAAGTTGTTGATTTATAAGCAGAGTATTGTCTGCTAATGAGTTAATTTTTATCGTATAAAATAGTAGAGCTGAATCAAATAAGCCAATACTTAATATTTGATCCAGCATTAAGGAAATCTATACTAACCTATTTATATGTCAAGGAGAGACAGTAATTGAGGAACTATTGATGGTAACGGTTTCAGGAGTGGATAAAGTACTTAAATCATCCGTTTGTTGACATAGAATTTGAATGTCAGAATATATGTGTGTACTTATATCAGTTAATAAAGTGGGATCTTCTGATATTAAAGATATGGCACTATCTCTGAAAAACATATTGCCTTGATTAGGACTACTATAAGGCAAATCCTCCATCTCAGTAGGTGAAGCTACAGTATAGAAAGTATCGTCAAAAGTACCATCAGCTCTAACAATACGTTGTTTGACAAATATATGAGAATCTATATTATTAGAAGAAGTGACGGTAATATTTAATAAGTAGTTGCTCGGTCTGGTTGATTGAGCAGTCTGTTGTGTTAATGTTATGGATGTCATACCACAAATTATTATATTAAACAAATTATGGCAAGTATTTTAAGCATACCTTATGACCCGGAAATCGTTGAAGTAAGCCCTGATGCTTCTGCTCCACCTAAAAGTTATATTGTTCCTAAATTCGATAATTTTGGTAAAAAGAAAGTAAATGGTGAAATGGTAGGTGGTAGTAAAGAAGCAGAGAAACTAAAAAGATTAATGTTAGATAGTATGCAGAATAGAGGTTCTTTGATGCCGGGGTTTGTAATGACTCCTACTGGCCCTATAAAAGCAGTACATGCTAAGCAGGAACCTTTAACTATTAAATTTACTAAGCAAGCAACTGAAGAAGTACAAAACTTAACCAAACCTAAAAAAGGTAAGAAAGCTAAACTACAAGAAATTGAATCATTACCTATTATGGAAGAAACTATGCCTACTAAAACAGAATACCCTGTCACTTTCATTATTGAGTCAGGTAAGATCAAGGGTATGATAGATGCAGTATTGGAAGATGAATTATTCCTGGCACTAGTATTTAATAATGAGGGATCAGTAACTTATGTACCAGAACAAGGCAGTCCATTAAAATTATTGTTACCTGATAAAAGACAATTAAATGTAGTTTTTTCAGGCTCTCAATTAGATTGGTACAATACTAATCAACAAATATTATTATTCCTTAAACAGGAAAAAGTTAGCTAAACATAAGTAATGATGCTATAATTAATTCTATGATTGATATTAATGATTTAATCAAGATGGCAATGGAACCAGAACCTGAAAAACTAGAAGAACAACATTCTCCTACCAGAAAAGTATATGATGCTGTATCTAATAGTGCTACAGTTTTAGGTAGTGGTGTAGTGGCAGGTATTGCTAGTCTAAATTCATTAGATCAAAAAGCACCACCAAAAACTATATGATTAAATATGGCATCGTAGATAAAGACTCTCATTCAGATTTCGACCTTACTAAAAAGGCCAAGTACTATGATGAACTAGGTACTGAGATTGCTGATGAGCAGAACAAAGATAAGCTTAAAGAACCTAAATTGATAGAAATTGAACCTACTAAGCAAAAATCTTCTTGACTTTTATTTGTTATCTGATACCGTAAAACATTAAGTTATCTAGTTAAAAAAGCTACCTGTTTCTGTTGCATCAGGACCCTAGTTTGGGAGTTAATGCAACTAACTAGATAACTACAATAATATATGAATAATCCAATAATGAGAGCTAAGCTTAAAGTAGATTCAATCACTTTAACTGAATATGGACAAATACTAAACTTAACTGTTAAGTATTCTGACAATCCTGAAGATAATAGCTATTCTAAATATACACCCGTAGCTTCAGCTTCACTTACTATTACTAATCCAGCTTTAACAGACAAGTTTAAACCAGGACAAGTGTTCTATGTAGATTTTAGTGAAGCGTGAATAACAATTCTGAAGAAATGAAAGAAGAGTACTTAAGTTAAACTACACTAATTTACAACCATTATGGATAGCTATGTAGGGAATTCAGAGAAAAGTAATAAATCATTGGTAATCCACAAATTATAAAGAATAATATATGAGCCAAGGCCACTTAACTGAAATTGATAATGCACAGATACCTAACTTTTTTGGAGCTGGTGCAGGACCATTAAGATATTCTAATCCCTTCTACGGGGTCCCGCAGCAATTTCTACCATTAAATATTGACCATCAAATTTGGTGGTCTGCACATTTTTTGGTACGCTTTGGCTTTTACAGAACCGCATTGGAGAGAATAGCTAACTATTTCATTACTTCTCTTAAGATAGAATGTGATGATATTGATACTAAACAGAAATATGAAGATGCCTTTGAAAAACTTAAGTGGAAAGAAAGACTTGCAGAATCAGGATTAAACTTGTTGTCTTCCGGCAATCTTATGGTCTCTGTAGCCCAGGGATTTGATAGATTCCTTCAATGTCAGACTGAAGGTTGTAAGAGAATTACTAATATACAAAAGATAGACAATTATGAATTTACAGCAAAAGGACATTATATTCTTCAATGCCCTCAATGCCAGGTTAAAGGTGATCATTTATGCATAGATAAACCTAGTAAAGATCTGGAAAGACTTAACCTTATTTTCTGGAATCCTAGGGAAATTCAGATTAGATTTGATAGAACTACCAATACCTCAGAATACTTGTGGGATATTCCTCAAGAATACAGCAGTAAAGTCACTCAAGTAAACAATAAGTTTTTTAGCAAGGTTACTCCTAAACCTATATTTGATGCTATTTATAATAAAAGATTGTTTGCATTTAACAATAAGAACTTTGTACATATTAAAACACCTACTCCAGTTCTTATGCCTCAAACTGGTAAGGGTATTCCACTTTGTATTTATTTATGGGATTCGTTCTTCATGCTTAAAGTATTAGAACGTTATAATGAAACTATAATGTTTGAAGATATAGTTCCTTTTAGAGTATTTAGCATGGCTCAACCTGGTGGAGATAATAGGCAAACAAGTCCTGTTATTCATCAAAATGCAAGTCAATGGAAGGCACACATAAATAATATGATAGAGAAGCATAGACAAGACCCAGGTGCTTATCATATGTTCCCCTTTCCATTTCAATATGACCATTTAGGTGGTGATGGTAAACAAATTGCACCTACTGAGCTTATTCAGAACACTATAGGTAATATTCTTAATGCCCTTAATATACCTCAAGAACTATATACCATGAATCTACAAGTACAAGCTATGAGTCCAGCACTTAGATTATTTGAGAATAGCTGGTCTTTTATGATTGATGTATATAATAACTTATTACAAGAAATAGCAGATATCATTAGTAAAATTCAAGGATATGCCAAGGCTAAGGTGAGTATATTGCCAGTCACTCTTTCAGATGATATTGAACGTAAGAGTATTATTGGTCAATTAGTCAGTGCTAATTCAATTGCTAGAAGTACCTTGCTCGACATTTACCATCTCGACTTCAAAGACCAGCTCAAGAAGAAGATGGAAGAAGATGAGATTACAAAAGAATTGCAGGAAGAACAACAAATTAAAGATCAACTTAAGCAAATGGCTGAATCTGGTCAATCTAATCAACAAGGTGGTTCTAGTCCAGGTGATGTATTGCAACAAGCCCAGACTATTGCTCAACAACTATTCCCGTTAGATGGAGCACAACGCAGAACTGAATTGCAGAAGATTAAAGCTACTAATCAAACATTATGGTCTAGTGTTAAATCTGCTTTGGACGATATGACTAGTCAGGCTAAGTCACAGGGAGTACAAGGAAGCAAACAACAAGCTCAAGGCGGGCAGCAACAATAATTATGTCTAAACCAAACAAACCCAAAACTACAACTACTGACGCTATTCTAGGTAAGGCTAAAATACTTAAAGAAGTAACTTATCCTACTACCTGTCTGATCTGTGAAAAGACCATACCAGCTGAAAGGTTAGAGGCACTTAAGTTAATGAATACTACTAGAGATAGATGGACTTGTATTGGTTGTAGTCAGGTAAGTAAAGTTAAAGGTTTATACTTGGGTGAGAGTGGAACTAGTCAATTACAGATCTGTACTAGAGTATATAATGACTCAGTTAGAAGTGTATTTAAGAGTGCAGAGACTGATTTAGAAGATAATAGTGAAGAGGAAAAAGTCTAACCTATGTCTAGTCCATCACTACAAGAAATACTTAGTAGATTAAATATAAATGGTGCCACAACTTTAGGTGGCATCAATTTTCCCAACTATCTTGTATCTACTAATAACTCTGGAGTAATAGATGCAACCTTATTCACTAGTACCCAATCAGTATATCAAGTAACGACTATTGGTGGTGGATTAGGAAGTATTACTAGTCCTAAAACTTGTGAAATAGCTATATTAGATAGTTCTTCAGTCTATGTTTACTCCTTAAGTGGTTGGTTATTGATAAGCTATACTGGTTCTGGAGTATTACCTTTTACTGGAGCTGGGTTTTCCAGCACTAATGTTCAAGCTGCGATAAATGAATTAGCAGGGAAAACCTTGCTTAATACTGGAGGTACAATAACAGGTTTAGTCTCATTCACTAATAATCCTCCATTCAGTGTTTCTAATGCTAGTCTAGTAACTAATTTAACAGCAAATTATCTTTATGTTAATAGTGTAATTGGTAGTCAGCGAGGAGATTACTTTACTAATGCATCTAATCTAGTTAATGGTACTATCGGATCAAGCTTGCTTAGTGGTGCATATAATATTAGTGTGCAATCTGCCAGTACTGCTGTTACTGCTAATAATGCTCTACACGCTAATTCGGCTACTACTTTAGATACCGGACTACCCTTCAATCAAGTTACTGTAGGTGGCAATAACGCATTATCATCTACTAATACTACCTTAACCATAGTTGCTGGGGCTAATATTACATTAAGTTTAAATCCAGCTACTAATACCTTAACTATATCTGCTAGCTAAAAAATAAAAATGAGCTGGAAAACTTATAGAGAAAATTTCCCTACAGTTCTCCATCTTGTAGTCAAACTAAAGCAGTTCAATACTAGGCCCCTCCTACTAAAGAATAGGAGGGGCGCAAAATTATGTTTTGTTCCTTTTAGCCAGTTTTTCTGCCAAAGGTGCAGGAAGTTTCACTTTCTCTCTAGGTTTTTTGATTGTATCAGCAGCACACCAATCATACTTAAAAATCGCCCACATTATTTTTATGGAAAATACTATAACTACTACTTTAAATAACAAACCAGTTTCATATAAACCAGCTACTAGAATAAATAATGCCAACCAACCAGAGGAAGTTAACTTCTTGTTCATTTTCTTATTAGGTATAATTGCCTCTAAATGGTGTATAAACCATAATAAGAAACGAATGCGAATTTATCTACCTGAAACTAAAAGGTATTTGGCTCTAGCTTTGCAGCAAGAGTGGGGTGGGACGGTTAGTAGAATAAACCGTGATAAACACCATAATGTTATGTGGCAAATAACCAGCACACGTTCCTTACAAGCAATTCGGGAGGCAGCTTTAGCTATTAAAACCTGGCTACCTCCCGAATTCTATCAGCAATTAATGATGTTTCTACAAGAACATATCTAGGCCTTTTCAGGCTTTGATTTGTGACCGGTATTGTGATTAAGCTTTTGGGCTTTCCGATCAGCCAAACTCAACACTTTCTTACCATTCTTCTTCACACCCTTCTTAATCCACATATCCCGTTTAGCAACTCGTTTAGCCAACTGCTGCTTTTTATGACGGATAGTGACTGATTTTTGGGCTTCGTAGTAGGACCTTTTCCAACCTGATCCCTTTTTATGTTTAGGCATGTAGGAGAAGGTTATGATTTGTGCTGTTCAGATTCCTCCAACACCTTATCCAAATCCGCCATAGCCTCCTGCATCGAGTTGATTGGAGGAGGGGCAACGAACTTGATTTTGGGCTTGGATTTCACCTTGCTGAAGTTATAGCTCCCTTTAAACTGGTTGCGCCGGAATTCGTTCCGCTTCTCGTAATCCACGCCGATATGTACCTCCAACTCTCCTATATCGATATTACCATTCTTGGAGAGAAGAGTATGCACATTGCTGGGTGTCCATATTTTCTTCGGTTTACCGCAGAACCAGGCCAGGAAAGTCTGCTGGTCCTGGGATGTGATGATCGTAATCACATCACACTTCAAGAACCTGAACCCGGCTGCATGGGCTACATAGGAGTAGGTGTTATGCTCCGGATCATAGTCCTTGGCAATACCCAAAGATTTGCCCCAGTTCGCCTTTTCGATTTCCGCAATAGTAGCGATGGTGCTGTGACCTTTCCCCTTATAAGAATCCACCAAGTTGAAGACCCAGGCCATGTCACCATCAGCCGTAACAGAGGTCAAATTCTTATCCATACTGGTAGGATGAGAAATGACCTCCATAAACATGGCTTCTACTGAGAGGAAGTCAGTAACACCAACAACCGCAGAGCCTTCCCGGTATCCATGAGCTAGCCGGATTTTCTCAATTTCGAATTCCTCCTTGCTTTGAATGTTTTCCAGGTTGTTCACTGCATTACGATAAGCAGTGAGAATGACCTCTGTAAGAGAGGGTGTGACTTCAGTTTCCGGCAAGTTTTGTGTTTCCATATACTATTTTTGTTTGTGGTTTACTAACTTTGGTTTACTGGTTTTGTGTGTTTTGTGTGTGTTCCGTAGAATCATTAACTATCTGTTTAACCATCCGCTTCGCTAACTTTTTACCGGTAGGAAAATCTTCGAGAAGTGACCCGTAAAGCTGACCCCAGGCACTTTGCAAACCTTTCGTATGATTAAAAGGATCAAGAACAAAACATTTAGACTCTCCAGTATATACCTTACCAGTAACTGGATGTGTAAATGATACTTTGGTTGATCCGCCGTTAGGAAAAATATAATTAGTATGCCGGGCATAATTTTCAGCTATACCACCAGCAATTTCATTCAGAACATCCAATTCTCGTCTTGCATGAAGTTGATGTACTGGTTGAAGTACATCCTGGCACATACGCTTAAACTTTGAAAGGGCATGGACATATTGAGCTTTATTGGTTGCCCCCAATCTTCTCAATTTTTCCTTCCACACATTTGTCAATGATACACCATCCCAGTCACTAAACCGCTTTACTTCAACGTTTACAGTGTAATTCAATTTTTCCAGAGTAGTACGAATTGTGGTTGGCTTTTCCAGATTCTCAAAAATGTCAGCCAGCACAATCACATTTGTATCTGTAACTTTGCCAAGCCATTTCCTTTTTGCTGGTTTCTTTTGTTTGTCTTCTACTTTTTCATTCATAATTCATTTTGTTTGGTTGCTGCTATTGCTAGTTTTGTTGCTCCTTCTATTGTTTTTGCGGTTGCCAGGAATTGAGCAGAATGACAGAATATTGCCTCTTCTACTCCCGAAATTGCTTGAAGTTTTTGGTCAGTTAATCCTGCCCATTCTTTAGGAAATGGTATTCTAAGATTTTCCGGGCCATTACTTTGATTGCCATCCATTCTGACTGCTGTGACTACATGAGCAGTTTTTTCCTGGTTAGGAAATATTACATGGGTTATATGAGGATGGTCTTTTACCACATCATACCAAGTACAAAACTCCTCTAAGTATAAGAAAGGACTATGCTTGCTAATCCTAGCTTCGATATAAGGCTTGGCCAGAATCTCACTAGCCTTCTTTAAGATCAATCTAGTAAGCACAATACCAGCAGTACCAACCGCTAGTTTAAATGCATCATCATCTAAATCATAGCCTACTAAAGGAATTGGATTAAAACTACTTATAATTGATTGAATTGTAGCTACTTCACAAATGAGTTCTGAATGACTACTATTTCTAGCTACAATGTTTAGTTGACCTTGGTCCTGCCAATCAATACTTTTGACGAAGTTATCAACTTTATCAACAACATCAAATTCTAAGTTGGAGTCATAAATCTTTAACTTCTGCATACAATCATAAAGAAGATAACTTACAACTTGCCAACCATGAGCTAACCAGACTAGACCAAATGAGCTATAGAGTGTCCCATCCTCCCTACAACTATTAAATCCAGGTTGGTGATGATCAAACTTACCATTAAGAGCATCATACTCACCCCCAACGTCTACCAAATAATCAGCACCTATCCAATCAACAGGATCACGACTTCTTATTACCGTTACAGGGATCTCTTCAGAATAAAGTAGTTGAAGGGTGGCACAAGCAAATACTTCATCGGCGTGAAAAATTCCTGTATGGGTCACTATAGTTATTTTTTCAGTTTTTGGCTCTTCCATAAATCAGATTTTGGTTTTGATAATGTGTTCAACCAGATTGATTAACTTCTTATACTGCTTACCAAACTTATTGTTTTTATGAGTCTTTTCTACTTTGTTTTTGAACTCAGTCAAATTTCCTGTAAAACAACCACAATCTACTTGAACATTCTTTCCTACCCAATAAATGGTAGTTTGAGCGTTTCTAGAACCAATTTTAGAAGAAGTAAATCTTTGTGGGTTAGATTTGAAACCAATACAAGTAATACAACTTATACAATCTCTACAATCTCTACAATAATTACAACTATTACAATCTCTACAATCATAGCAACCATTACAACCTTTACAATAAATACAATCATTGCAATATCTACAATTACTACAATTATTACAACTACTACAATTATCACACCAACCACAATCAATACAACTAGTACAACCGGTTAGGGTAGGTGAGTATAGAGTAGCTAATTCTTCTGATAACCAGCTATTATTGTTTTCGTCATACCATCTATTATATCTTTTTGTTATTTTCATAGTATTCAAAAGCTTCATCTAATTGTTTTAAAGCCTGGTCACGTTTTGACCCTTCCTTATACTTGAGATTAATACCTTTATTACCAGTAAGTCCAATATACAACCATGCTTTAAGTAGATCTCTAGGTTGAGGTGATGGACTATCAAACTCATTATATGCATAATAATTAGTTATAGCTGATAAAACTAACCTATGTCCATCTATAAATATAATTTTAGAATTTTTCATTGTTTTAGTTTTGTTGCTTTGGTTGGAGACGGTAATAGGAATTGAACCTATGAAACTTGTTTTGCAGACAAGTGCTTTGCCATTCAGCCATACCGTCTAGGATTAAAATTAGTACAGTACTTCAGCTTACGTGATGACTAAATATTTAGCAGGAACGAGTATGAAGTACTGTAATATCATCATAATATTCGTGACCTATAATGATGAAAGCGGAGCCGTGGGCCGGATTTGAACCGACATCGGCCGAATTTACTTCGGTGCTCTTCTTATTGAGCTACTTTTTCAAAAGACATTAATTAGCTAGATTAACGCGCGCTCTAGCCAACAACGTACAGTTAATAATTCACGGCATTAAGGCCTGTCAAATAATGAAATTGACAGGGAAAGTGGTGGACGTGGTTGGATTCTCACCAACGTGTTTACTTCAAAACAATATGATTTCTACAAGCTTAGCCAGAATTTTAATACTAGAATAAGGAACTGACTCAACCTTAGCTATTCCAGTATTTTGTCCTTGTTAATTAGATTGTAATAGTACATAGACTAAACTATCACAACTCACTTATAGATTACGGTTCGTTAGTCCCATAAGTTTCAGACCAGGAACCGGTATTGGTTAAACCAACACTTCATTGACGGAGGGAACGAACTCATCCGCTTGCGCAGAAATCGCCATCGCTTCATCAAGAATGCTCATTTTGTTAGCATTTAACGTTTGCATTCATTTTTAGGTAGCCGAGAATGCTTCTACCGCTTGCTGTCATATCTTTCTAAAATAAGTCGATTATGTTACACGCCCATAAAGCATATAAGAAAATGTTACACTACTAAATTATAATATGCTAGTATAATTTAGTTAAAGAAGGATTTGATTCTATTAAAGAACTTATCCTTTATTTTTGTTATTCTCCTGATAATTGAATCAGGTTTTCGACTAAGGGGGCTTTATTATTTAGTGCAGGAGGTAGGATTCGAACCTACAAGACGAATCTAATATCTTCAATGCTACGTTCGTCGACGGAGACCGGCTACTGATTGAAGTCAGGTAAGCCTACTATCCGTTGCGTCTGCCAATTCCACCACTACCTGCAAAACTATTCCTTAGACTTAAACTTACGTAATTGATACTGAGAAACACTAGAATAGACCTTACTGAGGTTGTTGTAAATTGCTTCAAATATATCACCGAACAAATTCCAAAACACACTCCAAGGCCAATAAGCAATCCAAGTTATAATCTTAGACTTCCAATAAGACAAGGATAGCTCACTTTTTAAACTCATTAATTGAACTTCACTTAATTCATTGCCGTATGCTGTTTTAAATTTTTCTATTATTTTTGCAGAAAACTTGAACCACCGAAAAATGGACCAAAGCATTCCTATCACTAAATAACAGAAAGAATAAAGAATGACTGAACCCAAAGTTAAATGATGATGAATAGGTTCCCAACACATAAAAATCAAACTAGCCAGAACTATACTTCCAAATACTGGTTTATTGTGATCAATAGCGGCTGCCAATATCAGATTGGCAATTATGAGTAGCAACCAGAAAGCTAAGGTGCCAACTGCGAACAATGTGAATAAAGTATGCATATTGGTTTATTAGAATTCAAGACCGATCCCTGCCTGCCAACGAACTCCATTATCACTCCCACTAGTACGCCAACTCTTACCTGATTCTTGAGTAAACAAGTCATAATTAGCGCCGGCATAAGAATAGGTATGATCGTTAAAATACCATTGCAGCAAGATTTCAGGCCCGGTTCTCCACAAATCAGAAACACCAGCACCATAAACGTTACCTATACTCCAACCTCCGTTAAAGTATAGGTTCCTCCAAATCTGCTGGTTCCAATCTGCATCAATATCTGTAGCCCCACCAAACAAAGGCTGCCAGTAAATGCTCTGACTAGCACCAACCCAGATACTCGGAACCTGTTTGAACGGATCAATAGAGAAGGAGGTATCAAATCCTACTGTATTGTGGTTGTTATATGAAGTACCGGCACCACCAAATGTAATGTCGATCTTATTATAGTCAACACTACCTACATTAGTTTCACTCAATGTAGGCGGACTGAGTATAATTGGTGTGTGGTTAGTATTGGTTTCGGCCAATGTTGTAATTGCTGACAATATAGTAATTGCCAGCAAGATTGTAGTTTTTATCATTGCTTTTGTTTTGTTTTAGTTTGAATTTACTGGGATGATGGATTGTAGAATAATGACCTTAAAAAGCACCATCAATTGCTGCTTACTAATATTGTTACCTGTCAGATCAATTGTAACTGCTGAATGTGACGTTGCATCATCTACTAATGGCAACGTATCTTTATATTTTATCGTACCGGTCAATCCTGCAATCTTGGTATCAGTATCAAAGAAAGAGGATTCATCAGATGTTGATACACTAAAAGCTGCATCAGGATTAGGTAGAGGTTCATTAACTCTGATATCGAAGTCATATTCACCCAAACCATTTGATTCTCGATTAGGATCAGGAACCCACCTAAAAATACCAGCAATTCGATCAATTTTCACACCACTTATATCATTGTATTGAGCAGTCAGATTATTAAGAAACCAACATTTCTTATCATAATCATATAACAGCTCACCATTGACAGTAACGGAATCATAATAACCTAACGGGCCTTGACCAATTATGACTTGATTAAACGACATCTTATCATACTTCTTTAGTTGTACTGTAGTTGTCTTACCATTAATACATCTGGTAATGTTAATCAGGCTTAGACTATCAGCCCAATTATCCGGTTTATTAGGTATCTTGCCAGCAGCAGTTCCTTTAAAGTAGCTAGTAAATCCTCCAGCTTGTCCCATTGGTAGAATATCAAATACTAGACTACCTGAATCATAGTTATATACCCCATTATCATTAATAGGTACAATACCATGTAATGATCCAATATTCTTGGTTTGAGCAGGATTATGTGGGTTAACTACATCACAATCAACGTTATAAGCCAATGCTCGATGTTGAGTCACAGCCTTGCTCACCCAACCACTAATGATTTGTGGAGTGTCTTGAATAGTACCGTGAAATAAGACACTATTGGCTACGTTGAAATTCAGATTATACACATCCCTCACACCAGGTATGTTGGGTGAATTGAAGGTATTGAATTTAATGTCCATTGTCCCTTTAATGAATAAGGGTGAGGGAGGTGTTTGAGCCGATACTCCGAGCACAAAAAGAAGTGATAGGAGTAAGCTGTTGATTTTCCAAAGATGTGTGTTCATGTATTAGTTTTGTTGTTGGTTTTGGTCAGGCATAACAGCTTGACTATCTTGTTGTTGTTGAGCACGGTTTAAGGCCAAAGCTACCAAAATCAAGATGACTATGATAACAATTGACCCCATCAGTTTATAGTGTTTCATGTGATTTTTTGTTTAGGTATTCTCACGATGTCATTGTTACTAGTTGAAGTAACTTCCGCATCCCAAATCTCAGCATCTTTTAAGGCTTTAGGGGTTGAGCTAACAATAGCTTTCTGTTTATCCGCCTCTTCCTCAGCTAGACTGATCTCCAAACTACTGAATGCCTGATTAAGACTAGTCTGCACGCTATCCAGAGCTGTAGTAGTCTTTATCTTGGCAAAAATATCATTATCATTGAATCCAGCTGCCTCATTAGCTTCTCTAGCAGCTTGAGCTAATTGCCATTCAGCATCGACTCTTTCAATAGTCTTGCCAAACTTCTGCAATTCATCCTTAGCCGCCATTAATTTCTGGGTCCTGGCTTTATAGATTTGATGGAGTTTCACACTCTCATCCCGATAAGCTGCTGCTCTATCAGGATAGTCTTTAATAAAACCATCCAATTTACTGTCAAAATTCTTGCACTGGGCACCAATATTCTCTACTGCAACTTTAGCAGCATCCCACAATTTCTGCTTACGCTGCTGTTCCACTAATAGAGTTTCTACTGGGTTTTTATTAGCTTCAGCCCTAATAGCCTTCAACCTCCAATTAGCAAATTTCATGCCGATATAAGGCCAGAAGTAGAGGGTGGAGTAACTGATACCGAAAGCAACTATCATACCCACCAATCCTTGGATAATGGTGAATATAAATGGAGCAACTATCAATGCGGTTAAGCAAAGTCCTCCAATTTTTACAATTGCTTGAATTCTTTCTTTACGTTGTTCTGGTGTTAATGTGTTCATTATTTGTTTTGTTTTGGCTGTTGTTCAAAGGAGGGAGTGGACCCTTAGCACGGTATCCACTCCCCATAATTATATTTCAGATATAACGTCTAGGCTAATCAACTTATTAATCACAATGCAACAAATGTTTAACTTAATCATAACGCTCTACCGCTAAGCTACCGGGCAATTCTGTGAAGTGGAATAAAATGGCTGCCCAGCTCGGATTTGAACCGAGGTCTTTACTTTAGTACATCTGTTATTGTAATTAACTACCTAAACTAATTTTGAACTTAGGGTGAAAACTTGAGCTTCAACCTTATCTTTAACTTTAACTTGAGCTTGAGTTGCAGAGCATAGTATATCTATGTCTCTGCTCACCCAAATTGTTTGATCACTTACCAAGGATGTATTTGACTATGTCCTGGCCGATTTTCTCGCCCACAACATCAATATTGTTGGCGCGTGCTTGTGCTGACTTGATAGCGGCCACCAAGTCCTCACAACGAGACAAAAGATCACTTTTTTCAGCTGGTGTGAGCATGCCAGACCACTCCGTTTCATGCTTATAACCTATTATCACATCCCTTACTTCTTTCGTAGCCTGGGCCGGATGTTGAGCTGTGGCAGGAACCAGTACGAAAGGATAGAACTCCTTGGTAGTCCTGGAAGTGACCCGAGGTTCAGCTTTATAAACATCTTCACCTTGATCATGGTCAGGCTTGAAGTTTTTGACTGGATCAAGAGTTGGGATCTTTTCGAGCAGACTTTTGAAGGTCTGAATATGCTTTTCAAGTTCCAGCAGACCAGTAGCCGGAATGTCCTTGAGTAGAACTGTACCATCCACAATTACATCTGCCTTAGCCAGACAATTTGTGGAATTGATTCGATTACAGACATCCAGAACATTAGCAAAATCATTGCCGATCCAGCTCAGTTCTTTCCGTACTGTAGTTTGCCGCTTCACGTTCTTCTCCACCACATCCTGTTGATTTTCGCCCAAAGGTTTGAATATAACATGTTCTTCAACAAAGTGAAGGTGCTTCTTAGTGAAGAGTTCAGTCAAGTCACTGATTAGCTTTGTGAGCTTACCAACGACACCTGACTTTACTGCCAGGATTTCATGTAGTTTAGCCATAATTAGTTTGAGTTTAATGTTTAGTTTGAGTTTTAGCTTAGTGTTAGTTCAGGAATATACTTCCCGTTCTTCGTTTCTTTTTGTTTCACCAGTTCCTTTACAGACTGGACATTTTTGCTTGTTTCTTTTGTTGGTTACGTGATGCTTGCCAACAATCCCTCTCCCACCACAATTAAGGCAGGTGGTTGGTACTTCGACTAGTTTTGTGTGTTTCATGATTTTAGTGTATTACTCCAAAATGTTTAAGGCACCAGAAAATAAAGTAAATAACCCCGCACAGTATAGTTAAATAGATTGTTACTGTAATCACCCAACCTAAAATTAGGTATTTGATCGCTTTTTTCTTGTAGTCAAGCATAGTTTTAGTGTTTTGTTAAATAGTTTACTAACATAAGTATCAAGGTTCCTCCAAGCAATACAAGAAATAGTTTTAAAACGAAATAAGGATATTTATTTCGGTCCTGTATAGAATTGACGTTATGATGATAATCTTTACGATCTCTACAATATGTACAACCACTACAATTATTACAATCACTACAATGACCACAATAACTACAATCAATACAACTACTACAATTACTACAATAAGCACAACTACTACAACTACTACACCATCTACAATAACTACAACTACTACAATCACTACAACATCTACAATTAGTTAGGGTAGGTGAGTGTAGAGTAGCTAGTTCTTCCGTATCCCAACTATTATCGTTTTTGTCATACCATCTATTACCTCTTTTTGTTAGTTTCATAGTGTAGTAGTGTAAACTGCAAGTGTATTGCTAAAGAATTGTTCATAAGGCCAGGTAACCATATAATTAGTTCTGGTCCAAGGATTGTAAAGACCGTGTTTTAATACTACATATGTACTAGTAAAATAGACTAGACAAGCATGTGGATTGGTATTGTAATAACCAACCCAAACATAAGGTTGATTAAATTTTATCTTACCTACGAATTTTAAAGTCTGTCCAGTCTGTTTAAACCAAGCTGCTTTTATAGCAGTCATTGGTTCATTAGTCAGATTCCATGTACTAGCCTCAATATCCATGTTAAGTCCCTCTGCTGCAAACATGGATAGAGTAGCAGGCCCACAAAAAGGTTGGGTTTGTTCTTGATAACTAGGTGTAGGAATGTGTTTAAATTGGTGAATTGAGATGAGCCAGGCTACAAAAAATCCACACATCCAACCAAAACACATTAATAGACCAGAAATTGTTTCCTTTTTCATCTTTTAGTAGGGAGTGAGAGAATTACAAATCCGATAGCGGCTAAAACACCACTAATTCCATCTTCAATCAGTTCTGCATCTGATTGTGGAAATATTTTGGAACCATGGAAAATTGTTTCGGTTAAACAATAATACAAGCCCATAAAAACAACCAACCAGCCTATAAAATTAGAGTTTTTCATAAGCAGCATATTCATGATAATCCACTTCAACAGCTTGCGTACATGCAAAGCTTTGATGCTGAATTATAGAAATTAACAGTTTATAAATATTAGGTTTAATCATATGTTTATATTCCAATTAACATTCGGTCAAAACCATCCTTTCTAAGATAGTTATAATGCTTTAGTTTTCTTGTATTCAATTTTTTACCTACATTTCGTTCCAATACTGTAAGTTTTACTCCAGCTCGTGTAACTTCCATGTTAACTACATTACCGAATGCATATATTTGTCCGTCCGTGTTAAACATCTGAACTAATTTTAAGGTTTTGTATGGCATATTTAGTTTATTGAACTTTAACTTCATTCAGTTTAGTCCTCTTTGTAGTTGATGTTGCTTAAATAAACCTGTATTCGCCTTAATTAAGTCAGCTGCCTCAAATGGTGAAATGGCCTGACTCGCACCAGCTTGTCTAAGGAATGCTCTAGTAATTTCCTTC